CGAGTATAGCGGCTATTCTTACGGATACAGGCACAACCCTGCCTGCACAGATCACGGCCCTAAATAACTTTGATCCAGCCACGCAGACCGTAGACATTGGCAAGATAGCGGGTAATAGTGCAGCATCAACAAGGTTGGCCTTGAGTGCTGGTCAGATTATACCTTTCACTGTTAGTAGCTCCGTCCTAGCTCCAACTGTCACTGACTTCCAAGCATCTGACATCACAGAGTCCACCACTGATCATTATAATGGTAGAATCATCATATGGACCACGGGTGCGCTGACAGGGCAAGCCACCTCAGTGACCGCATACTCTTTATCGAGTGGGCAGGGTAAATTCACCGTAGTGGGTATGACTGAGGCACCAGCCAATGGAGATACCGGAGTCATAGTCTAAATGGCAACTACTGCTCTACATCCCGGAGGTATTTCTGGAGCGCCCTATACCTTTACGGTAAAAACCGTCACAGGCGTTGTCATAATCCAGAACCCGGATATATCTGAGGCCAGAGATATTATCTTGACGGAATTTAAAACCCAGTGGGACTTGGATTCAGCTACGACCGGGATACCAATAGCTTATCAGGATGTCTCTTTTGTCACGCCATCTAGTGGCTCATGGATTGAGATAACTATTGATTATGATGATTCGCGTCCGTGGGCGTTGGGCCGAGTATTAAAGCGCCGGGCGGGGCAAGTATCCATTATGATTTATACCCCTTTTGGGCAGGGCTTGTTTACCGCATATAATTTAGGTATAATTGCCTTAAATGCGTTAAAGGGTAAGAATCTGGAGTCTAATGTATGGCTTAGTAACGCTACTATATCCGAGGTGGGTGTAGTCGGGAACAATTCGGTACTGGAAGTGACTGTAGATTTTGTGCATAGTCAGCTTCAATAAAGGAAAATAACATGGCGCAAGTTAATAAGATTAATTCAGACGGCTCAGGACTCCGGTATTCAAAGGAACTGAGCATTGGGGTAGTTGATCCATCTGCTGTATGGACTCCGCTGGAAGCAAACTCTTATTCTGATTTTGGTGGTGAAACCGTCCTTAAAGCCCGTAATCCTATTAATGCTGGTCGTCAGCTTAAAAAAGGTGTGGTTGTAGATGAAAACGCCTCTGGGGGTTTTAATATTGATCTCACTCAGAGTAATCTTGCTGATCTGTTACAGGGGTTCTTCTTCGCTGATGCTAGAACCAAGAGTGAGTTCAGTGCAGTTACCGCCGTTGATGGCACCCTTGAGAAGTATTCAGGGGCTTCTGGTTTGACGATATTCAATGCCGGGGACTTGGTGTTTGCATCAGGATTCACCACCACTGCCAATAATGGGCTGAAAACAGTTACCGCCTCTGCCGCCACAAGTATTACCGTCTCTGAAAACATCACAACCGAAGCATCTCCCCCTTCTTCTGCTAAATTGGTACAGGTTGGTTATCAGTTCACTGCCGGCGATCTTGACGTATCAGCCGCTGGAGGAGCATACCCAACATTAACAACCACTACTAAAGATATGACTACTCTTGGTATTATTCCCGGAGAATGGATTTTCATTGGCGGGGATGCCACCTCTCTTGGATTTTCAAATGCTGTTAATAACGGGTACGCTCGTGTTTTGTCTGTGACTGCTAATATTATGACACTGGATAAAACCCAATCCACTATGGTTACTGAAGCGTCCGCGATTGATACAATCCAGATTTTCTTTGGCCGGGTATTGAAGAATGAAAGTTCTACAGCTCTACAAACACGCAGCTCATATCAGTTAGAGCGTCAACTGGGCGCATCTGACGATTCACAGCCCACACAAATTCAAAGTGAATATCTTGTAGGGTCTGTGCCAAATGACCTCACTTTGAAATTTGATACCGCTGATAAAATTACCGTAGACTTATCTTTCTTATCAACCAGCCATGAAGTGAGATCAGGCGCCACTGGTGTTAAGGCTGGTACACGTCCAAGCCTTGCAGACTCAGATGCTTTTGATGCTACTAATTCAGTCTCCAGATTGAAGATGAATGTAGTCAGCACTACAGATTCTAATCCTACTGCCCTGTTCGGTTTTCTATTAAACTTTGACATTAATATCAAGAATAACCTGACGGCTGACAAGGCTATAGGCACTCTCGGAGCTTTTGATGTTACAGCAGGCAACTTTGAGGTGGGCGGAACAATGACTGCATATTTCTCTAATATTGCTGCTATCACCTCTATTCGTAGTAATTCAGATGTTACCCTTGACTTTGCATTGGCTCAGAATAATGCCGGTGTTGTTGTTGATGTTCCACGCATATCACTTAGTGGTGGTAAGCTTAATGTTGAGCAGAATAAGCCTATTGAAATGCCTCTGAATACCCCAGCCGCCGAACATGCAACCTTTGGACATACCCTGCTTATGTCCTTCTTTGACTATCTGCCCACAGCAGCAATGTAATGATACAAACCTAAAAACAGGACGATGACAAATGACTAAGAAGAAAGCTACAAGTAAGTCTATCTATGACCTTTTCGATTGTGATAAGGACATGGAAGTAAAAGGAATTTGGCAGGATTTTGGAGTATATGGCAAATTCCTCATAGCCCGTGCAGGGGGTGCAAACGCCCGATACGTGACCATGCTGAGTAAAGCTATGGAGCCGTATCAGCGCCAGCTTCAGAAGGACATGATGGACAATAAGGTGGCAGAGGGTATTCTCATCAGAGTATTCTCCCGCACTGTTATCCTTGATTGGGAAGGGGTTATTGGCCGTGATGGAAAAGAAATTAAATATAGCGTTGAAAACTGTATTAAACTTCTGACTGATTTGCCTGATTTCTTCCTTGACATGCGAGAGGAATCTGCCCGTCTACAGAACTTTCGCAAGCATGACCTAGAGGACGATTCAAAAAACTCATAGAAGTCTTGCTTTATGATTTAGAGCAAGGCCCCAATGAAAAAACCATATTGAAGCAAGCCCGTATGCAGGGCTTGCCCGTTCCTGAATCTATCGTTAATGCCCCTAAGTTAAGGTCCGGCCTGGAGTTTTTCTATAAAGCTTTTTGGGACTTGAACCACGATAGAGATGTAGGTATGGCAGAGGGGGGAATCCCTTGGTCTGCTATAGATCGGTATGCCCAAAGATATGAATATGATGATATTGATGACTTTGAGAGGCTGGTGGACTTGATAAGACTCATAGATATAGCGTATCGTAAGTATAGTGAGGACGCTCAGAAGAGTGATGAACCTATTAGCTCGGAATGAGAGGGATAGAATATGGCCGATATAAGTGAGTTGAAGGGAAGAATGGATGCCAGGGCTAGACAGTTTCAGAAAGGCATAGAGCGTGTTCTGAAGTCTATAGTTTTTGAAGTAGGCAAAGAGATTATATCAGATACTCCGCAGGATACGGGTAAGGCAGCATCTAACTGGAAAATAGGCATAAACAGACCCGCTGATAGCATCATTGGTCCTCACAGTCCAGGTAAGCATCTAGGCTTGGGCAATACCCAAAACGTCAATCCCGCAGTCCGACTCATGGCCCAGAAGCTCAAGGGCTTTAAGTTGGGTAAAAGAAATGTTATATTTATATCTAATCATGTGTCCTATATAAAGTTTCTGGACGCTGGGGTGGCCTCTAAGCAGACAAAGCCACTTATCGTCAACAGAGGAATACAGCGCGGCATGAAAACGGCAGTAAGTAAATTGAAACAGATAATGGATAAAGCTATTGACTAAGGTAGGGGTAGATATTGCCGTCCGTGTTATAGGCGGCAACACGGTTACGAGAGACTTGAATGCGATCGGAACAAGCAGTGAGAAAGCCGCTGCCGGGGTCAAGACCCTTCAGATTGCAGCACAGCGAGCTAGGTTTGAGCTTGTTAGAGCCTTCAGCCTTGTGGCTGTCACAGGGGCCATAGTCAAGACTATAGGCACCCTTGCTAAATTCTCTGATTCTATGACTGCAATAAAAGCTGCTACCAGAGCCACGGGTACAGCATTTGAGTCTCTGAAGGCTAAAGCAAAAGAGTTGGGAGCCACCACTGTGTTTACCGCCTCTGAATCTGCTGACGCTATGTTGTCTCTCGCTAAAGCCGGTACGAGTACGCATGACATACTTATTGAGATTGAACCCGCGCTTAACCTTGCCCGTGCGGGGGCTTTGGGGTTGAATGAGGCTACCGGTATAGTTGTGACAACGTTAAAGCAGTTTGGACTGGCTGGAACCGAGGCCGGTAGGGTATCAGATGTGCTGGCCAAGGGTGCAAATCTAGCCAATTTAACTGTAACTGATCTTGCACAGTCCCTTGTCAATGTTGCCCCCCTTGCAAAGAAAGCGGGTATATCCCTAGAGGATACAGTGGCGGTGCTGGATATACTGGCACAAAGTGGTGTTACCCGGGGGAAAGCTGGTACGCAATTCAAGAATGTACTTACTAATATTGTCAATCCTATGGGGCAAGCGAGGGAGGCTATACGGGCATTAAAGCTAACTACAGACGATTTTCAAACCTCTGGGAAAGGGCTGGTTGAGACATTAACCAAGCTAAAAGGCGTTGACTTGAAAACAGCCTTTCAGTTGTTTAAAAAGCTGGGCGCAACAGCATTCATTAGCTTATCTGACAATCTCCCTGTGCTTGCGGAATTTAAGCAGGCGATACTTGACGCCGGTGGTTTTTCTAAAGAATCTGCTGATATTATGGACAAGTCTTTGGGGGCGGCACTAAAGAGGGTTAGTTCTGCTTTTGAGA